CAGAAGCAACAAAGGTAGCAACAATACGCATAAATACATTACCAAATAGTCTCATTATTCTTCCTCCTTGTCTTTTGGATTTCTAAGTGGATAAGTAATCATCCATAGAACAGATGTTCCAACGATTGCATATCCCACAACTTCTTTTGCTGAACCCTCAAGGACGAGCCATGCGACAAACATACCAAGAAGTGTCCATGCTTGACCTAATAGGTCATTTAAAAAATTCTTCATTAATCTTTCCTCCTTGTACCTGATGTTCCACCTGAGCCACCTGCTGATGCAGATGCTGCCGCTGATGGTGCTGCTGCAGTAAGTGCTGCTCCTGTTGCTGCGTTGACTGCTGCTCCAACAGCAACAACTGCTGTCACAACAATCTTTTTAGATTCTTCTCTTACTTTTGGAGACATGTCGGAACCAACGTTACCCATAAAGTTAATTGCACCAACCAATGCTGCTGCTCCTGGAATGGCTGCTAGTTCTTCAGAGACTACGATATCGTCTGCCTGAGCAGCAACAAATAGTGCGTCAAGGGCTTCTTCATACTCTGGTGAGCCTTGTTCTGAATTGTTTAGGATTTCATTTGCTACAGATACAAGTTCTGCTACTTGTTCATCTGAAAGTGTTGCTGGGTCTACCGTTTCAATATTTACTGGTAACTCAGGTTCACTGGGTTCGGGGGATACTGGCGGCTCTGGCTCTGGTAACGGTTCTGGCTCAGGCGTTTCTGGCTCTTCAACAGGTTCCTCGGTCTCTTCAGGCGTAGGTGTTGGCTCTCTAAAAGGTGGAATGGCTTGTAGTTCTTGTTCTGCGACAAGTAGTTCCTCCTGTTTCGTTATTACATCTGCTGATGTTATTTCAATTATACCTGCTTTTTCTTTCTGAACTAGCAAGGAAGACTCATAGTTTTGCTGCAACTTATCCCTATCTGATATTGCAAATAACAAAGTAGATTGTTTTTCATCTAGATTAGTCTGTGCTATCCCAACAATCAGTAGTAGTGCTGGGTCATTAATTAGTGGAGCAGTGGCATCCTCATCTGGAACAACAATGATGATATCTTCTTTTCTATATCTAATTTCTTCTCTATAAAAAGTTATTTCATCATAGACAATTACTTCATCGTAAACTGTTTCTTCTGTGTAATAAGTTACCTCATAATATTTTACAACTGGTTGATACACTATTTCTGTTACTGTTGTTTCTCCAAACCATGATGGAGGAACTATTTCCATATTACCGCCAGAAATTTTTGAGTAAAGTTGTACCCATGCTCCACCACCATTCTCATAAAAATATAGTGTGGTTGGATATAGGATACCTGCTCTAATCCATACTTCTTGTGAGGTAGTGCCACCTCCACCTTTGTCACGCCAATCATTGATAAGACTCATACCAGCAATTGTTAACTTAACTCCGTCATCTCCTGGAGCGTAAAAACTATACCATCCATCTTGTGGAACCATCAAGTTGCCTTCAAACTTTACTAAAACATCTTCAGTCTTTCCAGAGTTTAGAACCAAACCACTGCCCCATTGAAAATTAATGTTAGATACGTTTTGTGTAGATAGTGGTGTCTCTGTTTCTGTTGGTAATGGTGGGGCATTGTTATACCCCTGTCTATTGTAAGAAGTTGCTGTAAGTCCACCTGGAACCAGAGTTGTTACTTCAACTGGTTCATAATCTAGGTAAGACTCCATTCTTGTATTAGGAACTAGGATTGTTCTCGGTACAAGTTCTGTTCTTGGAACTAACTCTGTATATGGAACTTGAACTGTATATGGAACATCAATGGTTTGTGTGACCTCTTTATCAGGTCTAATCCAATTGGGGTCTGAAATTAATTTTGTGTTATAGTCTTCTCTAGCCAAGTCTAAGGCTACCTGGGCTTTGTCTACTAGCAATTGTTTACCTTGAACATCTAGGATTGCATTATCTAAAAGTGTTTTGTTTGACTCTACTGTGGAATCTATTGTAGCCTTTTCATTCAAGGCTGTCTGGTATGCTTCTTGAGCAACTGTCAAAGCAGTTTTGGTAGCATCAACTAAAGCCTGTGCTTCTGCTACAACTGCATCATACTCAGCCCTTGTTTCTGCAGAGGCTGTTGATGGAAAGAATAGACAGGAAAAGGCTAAGAATATTGCTAGTATAAATCTTGAGGTTTTATTATTAATTTGTAGTCTCCTTGTTGGAAGTGCCCAACAAAACTATTATACCACTACATTATATTTATGTTAAACTGTTTAAAGTACGATTCCAGTTCTTTATCTGCTGGCTTGTTACGCTGAACAATACTACGCTTATCAAAGTCGTGCATTTCTTCTGTTGGCTTTCTATCACGGAATGTATGAATCTCTACCATCTGATTTAAATCTCTAGGTGTGTGAGAGATAGCACCAAAGATAGCACCACAAACAGCATCTGCCAAGTCCTTAGAAGATTTACGAGGGTGGTCTACACGATTACCCTTCATAATCTTTAACTCTGTTAGTTCATCAAATAGCAACTCAATGGCTGGCATAGCAAGACGCTCTTCATAAACAAGCATAGCCATATCTTCATAATGTTTTTTAGCAACAGAAACAGTTTCAGTACGAATGCCAACAGCCTTTAATTCATTTTGAATATCAAATGATTGCCAGCGGTCAAAGGAAACCATACCTAAATCAAAGCCTAGTCTGCGTAGATTCTGAATCCATTGTTTAACTTCGGATAGGTTTACAGGACCCTCGGTGCGAGGTTCCCAGTATACTACTGCATCTACCACTACGATAGGCATTACTTGTGCGTAGTCTTTAACTACCTGGACATTTACCCACTTCTCAACGTGAGCAATAGCCACAGCACACTTGTCGTGCTTCTGTGCAAGGTCAGCGTGAACAAAGTACTTTTTATCTGGGTCTGGTTTGAATGACTCCATAAAGCGTTTATTAGAGTCTATTGGATTAACTATTGTCATGGTTGCACGAACCTTTTCCTGTTGCTTAAAGAATGCATCCGAAGCATAGGTTGGTATACAGGCAAAACGTTGCATAGCATCACCAAGGTCTGTATAAAAGGCTAACTTAAAATCATCAATTTTACGAGTAGGGTTCACTACCCAAGTTGGTCTTTTAATAGCAAACATTCCAGGAAACTTATATGATAAGATGTTATCTTCTTCCCATTCAATCTCAAGACTATTTCCCTCTGTATCTTCTGGCAGGTCAGGATTCATAATAAATTTATGTTTCTTTACTACTACTTCTTTGTCTGCAATTACTGAGTCATACTTCTGGCTGATAAAGTCTCCAGGATAACGTGGGAAAGATAGTAGTGCTACCTTGCCAAGGTCTGGGAAACGACTGTCTACGGAAGCACGGAAGGCTTTGTATATGTTGTCTGCTGTCTTTCCCTGTTCGTTTCCAGTGTTTACTTCACTAGCAAAACCAGAAATCTCATCCAGTACTGCTAGGATAAGGTTAAGACCCTCGTGAGACTCACGCTCAGAGTGACCAGAATAAACAGTAATAGCATTATTAAACTCAATGCTATCTACCTTTGCATAATACTTTCCAGCAAACCATGGTGAGCGTTCAATCTTATTTTTAAATCCTTTAAAGAAAACGTTCTTAGCCTGTTGTGCGTTAACAGCGATGTTAATAATGTCAATAGCATCTCCAGTAGGCTTACCAAAATAACGAGCAGGGTCTTTAAGACAAAGTAGTTTATAAACGATATAGCAACAAGCAACAGTAGAAACAAAGTCTTTACCAGAACCTTTACCAAGTTGTAGGATAACTTCATTCTTAGTATACTTATTGTAATATCTACGACCTTCCTCTTCCCCCAAAAGTTCAATTACTTCTTCTAGCCTATAGATTTGAGACAGTGCCTCAACAATGTCATACTGTATTTGAGATAACTGTGGTTGTGCAAGATAGTCTTCACCCTCAACAAATGTTTTTACATCTACTGGGTTCTCTGCAAATACATTGCTCTTTAGGACTTCAAAGAAATCATTGAACATTGACAATTGTGATTACCTCTTGTTCTTTAGATACTTGTGATAATCTTCGCATAATCTCATCTCGTACCTGCGGATATTCGCTTGCAATATCTCTAAGAATACCAACAAGAATATCCTGTTTACGTTCAATCTCTAGCATCTCTTCTGCAAGTTCCTTGTTCTCTAACAGACCTGCCTTTTGAAGCATATCAATACGCTTGCTTTCAATGTCCATAACAAGTTTAATTGCAGCAGTTTTAGCACCAAGATTTGCAACAGTAGTTGCATCATCTATAACTTCATATGCTTTACTAATTAGTTTATTATAATGTGTGTCTGCACCAACCAAGGCTTCTTTAGCACGAGCACGAATAGCAGCATTATCAGAAGCCATTACACGCCATTGATTGATATGAGCAACTACCTTCTGTCTAGACAATGCAAGTGATTTAGAAATCTGAGTAGGCTCTTCTCCTTGTAGATATTTTTCTACAACTTTATTCATTTCATCTAAATGTTCTACTGTTAAATCTTCAATTGACATTTCTACCTCTTTGATTTCCTTAATCCAAATTTAGCAAGATAAACATAAATTGTTTCAACACTAGTTCCACACTCTATAGCAATTTGCTCTGGAGTTTTCTTATCCAAGTGAAATCTTTTACGAAGCCATGCTTCATTAGTATAAAACTTATTAGCCATTAGTAACCAAACGCCTTATCCCAATTTTGTAATGCCCAATGTCCGATAGCACAAGCATCTGCAACATCGTCATCTTCCAATTGTTTATCATAATTAATATTAACAAAGTTTATGGTTCTTTGTTTACGAATATTGCGTTCTTCATTCTTAAACCAAGAAACAGATTTGCCTGGATTCTTTTTTTGTATTTCATGCTTTTCTTCCTTGGTTATCTTCTTATTACCAATAAAGTTCTGCCAAGTCATAGGTGATACAGAACCAATCTTTTTTACCCCAGACATAGAAGCAGCCCCAAGCAATGCTCCCTGCACCATAGCAAGTTGTGCGGCAGTCTTAGGGCTGTTCATAAATACTGTGTGCTCAATTATGATGGTATCAAAATCAAACTTGTCAAAGAAGGCTTTTGTTTTCTTAGCGGCATCCATAACTTTATCATAGGTAGATATGCCCTCAAACTTAATCTTGCCACAAGCAACAATACGACTATCTTCAAAAATAGCAAATGCCAAACTATTTGTGCTTGCATCAATGGCACAGAAACGTTTTGGCTTTTTAGTTAAATTCAATTTTACCATTTAGGATATCCTTAATCTCTTTTAGAGTGTCTTTAACATCATCTGGATTTACCTCACAAGATTGACAAATAGTTTCTTCAGTATACATTGATAGTTGTTTATTACAAGACTTACAGAGTCTAACTTTTCCAGCACGTTTTTTTACCTTATCTCTTAGGTATTTTTCGGCAATCTTTTCTCTTGTTGCTTGCTCCCTACATTCGGGAGAGCAGTATATCTGATAAGATAATTTGGTTTGAAATTGCTTATCGCACCAACTACAATGTTTGTTTGTCATCTAAAGGCTCCAGAGATTTAATTTTTATCTCTCCAGAACCAGCAGAAGCACAAGCCGCTTGAATAGGGCATGTCTTGCAAATCTTTGAATTAGAACGATAGTTTTTCTCAGGTAGGGTTTTATCTTCCCAAGCCTTACGAACATTTCTCATCCATTCAAAAGTGTTCTCTACCCACTCATACATATACTGATTTAGTTCAATAGGAAAAATCAACAGTTCGTGATTGTTCTTGTTTTCATAAATCAGAATGGCTTTGCTCTTATTAAGAATCTTCATATAGATAAGCAACTGAACAAGGTGTCCAGCCTTTGGCTTACCAGAAGATTTGCGATACTCAAATGCCTCGTGTGGCATTGTCTTGATTTCGCCAAGCAATTCTTTTTCTTCCCAATTAAGGATAACGTCACCGTATCCAAAGATTGGTGGACTGTCGTATGTAATCTTAAATTCAGAATCTACTAGTAGTCCTGGAACATTTTTCATCGCTTCCTGAATACGTTCGTGCGACTTAGTTCCTGCTGTCATGTTAGCACCACCATAGGCATCTGCATTGTCAGAGAATACTGCACCCTCAAATGCTAGATACCAGTAGCGTGGACATTCTCCATGTGAGAATGCAATTGTGCTAGGTGCAAAGGTTTTCTTTTGCTGAAACTTATCTACACGATTAACAGTATAGCCAGAGTTAATCTTTTCAATAAGTTCTTCTTTGTTCAGAAATGATGGTTTAGAGTTTGGATTGCTCTCTACCCTTTTAATCATTACCTGACTTAATAAATTTTTTGCCATAATAAACACTAGCGAGTGATATATTTAAGAGCCGAAACGAGGTTGTTAATAGCCTCGGCAGCGGTGTAATAGATATTCTTTTTCGCTCTGTCTCCTTTATCTACGTTAGTTAGCCATGTGGCTTTGAAAGACATCTTCGCAGCAATTGCTTGCAAGCGAACGATTTCTACTTGTGCAACGTTAAGAGGAATATCTGGCTTAAGAATTACCTTAGCAATAAAAGTAAGAGCAGTAGTCAGTTCTTCATCATTCATAAAGTCAGCAATCTCTGTGAGACCATTGACCTGTTCAATTG